ACAAACTCCGGTGCCTCTACTTCACACTCTTCAAAGTGCTCATATGCAACAGTTGATCCCCATGGTCTTGACTCTGCCCATGCCTTATAGTGTTTACAAGTTAGACATAAATGCTTTTTCATTTCAATCCCTCCAGTTTAAATATTTAACCACAAGAAAAAAAGCGCACCTCTCCACTATGGAGAAATGCGCCTTGATGTGCCTGATTACTCAGGCGGTTCGGTGCGCTTGTGGGTTAATCTTCGATATTAACGCCTAGCTCAACCGCTAGGCTGAGAATAAACTCCCCCTCGGATTTTCGGAGTTTATCCTCAATTCTCCGCCTGACCTTAGCGGTTAGGGAGGGGACAGGGGTCAAAACCTCCTGGATTTTCTCTAAGAGGTTTTTGTCTTTAACCCCTTTGGGAAGGGCATCAACGACTGCTGCCCAACATTCGTTACAAGAAGCGTTAAAGTAATCGCAGCCGTGTGCTGCGACATCTGCGTTTCCAATCGCCTCTACTATCATTTTCCTTGTCACTTTCATACTCTTTCTCCTTTCCTTGCGGGTCAATGCCCGCTTTGACATGAGTTAAACCACTTAATTCCGCCGGGCTATTGCCCAGCTCCAATTATTCAACACCATTATACCATACCAATCCCAGCTTGTCAACAATTATTTTCAAGTTTGTAACCGCAACCGCAACAAAAGCAACCATAACCGTAACCGTAACCGCAACAATACGTGTGCCTCTCGTCATTAATTCGTTGACGTTTTAACTGAATACCCTCTAAGTAACCATGTCATTTATTGACGTTTCTTGATTATTAGTAAGTAGTTCTTTCTTTCAGTATTTCTCTTTCTAAGTATTTCTTCTTCTCAGCCTTTTTCATTACTCTTTTTTTTTTTTTTTTTTTTTTTTTTTTTAGAAAGAAAGAAAAATACTTAGAAGAAATAAGCAAAAAGAACTACTTAGAAAAGAAAGTACTTAGAAAGAACAAAGGAGAACTAAAAAGAAATACTTAGAAAAAGTACTTAGAAAGAACTCAGTCAAAGAGTCAACGATTAAAACGACGAACCATTGGACATTGTTATGGTTACGGTTACGGTTACGGTTACAAACGACCAATTGTTGCGGTTACGCTCTGACTGAGAAACATTTATAAAAGGTCTTAGATGTTATTAAAGTAAAAAAAAAGACCCAAGAAGAGTTTTTAGTTCTCCTCTTGGGTTTTTGGAATGCTTACTAATTAATATTATTTTCTCCATCCTTTTAAGGTTTACCTCTCGCACAATCCCTTATCCATCCCCGCCTGCGGATAGAATTTACTTACTTTTAGCTTTTGCCAGCTTTGCTTCAAGCTCCTTCACCCGGGCTTCAAGCTCGGCGTTCTTATTCACCAGCTCCTTCTTAGTCACGCCCGCAGCCGCACCGGCCTGTCTTGCAAAATCACCGGCCTTCATCCTTTCCCAGGATTTATCCAGTATTTCCTGAGCACCGGAGTTATCTTTCCCGGCGTACTTATCCTGTGGCCATTGTTTAGCTCCATAGTAAAGCAGGAATTGCTCCGTTTCTGTCAATATGTCCCAATTAGCTGACACTTCCCGCAAATCGAATGTACCTGACACTCTACCAGTGACACTCATTACACTATCCTTCAACGTCCACCTATTCCTTGTTGCCATGGTGCACCGCCTTTCAATTGCAGGCGGAGATGACTAAGGGATTGTGCTATTCATCGGCTTGTCTACATTCGAGCGTACAATTGCCCGAGGATAATGCCGCTATATTCAGTTTTCAAACAGCACCGCCTTTGCGGGATCCGAGCCGACGCCTTGCCAGCCCGTGTTTATGTTTTATTTAATTTTGATTCCATCTTAGCACAAAAAATCATTTTGTCAAATCCGAGGCACAATGTCACCATTTCCCGACCTACTTCCCAGCCGCATCAACTTACCCACGCCTCAACACAATCAAGACCACCCCCGCCGACCCCAGGCAACCCCCGCGAGCGCATTGATCTGCTCCCTTTTTACCCACAAGTAAATTTTGCACCATCACTGAGAACAACAACTATTCCCAGTAATAGTGTCAATAATTGACTTTTCTGGGAACACGGGGTGTTCCAGTTGGCGGGAGGACTTATAAGCCCATTTAGGTGGATGTACTTGTACTTGTACTTGTACTTGTACTTGTACTTGTGCTTGTGCTTGTGCTTGTAAGTAAGGCAGTTGGCGGGAGTATAAAGTAGCGTGGCTCAATGAAGAGGTAATGTAGCTCAACTAAAGCAGTTGGCGGGAGGATGAGCAGGCCTAGTTAAATACTACTGAGATGAGAAGGGTATCTTTATTATTGTCAGTATTCTGCGGTAGGGAGCATTGGCCCTCCCGCCCGCCCACTTCTAAGAGAGTAACTTTTCCCTTGACATCTGGTATCTTCTATGCTATCCTGGAACCATGATAGGAGGTTCATATGCCCTCGGGACGACCTAAGAGCGAAGTAGACACCGAGATTCTGTCTGACTTATTAGCTGATGGGGTTAATAGGACAGATATTGCCCGAGAACTTGGAGTCACTCCTCCCACCCTTTCCAAGAGAATCACAGAACTCAAGCAAAAAGAAGGCGAAATACTGCAGTACAGAGCACTGCAAACGTTAGAACTAACTGAGTTGGAAGCTCAGATACTTGACGCCGTGACTCCTGATAAGATTGCACAGGCATCATTGCGGGAACTTGCGGCGGCCTTTAAGATTTTCAAGGATAAGGAACTTGTTGCCGACGGCAAACCGAGTGAAATCAAAGGACTTGTTGGTTATCTCATGCATCTTGAAAAAGAAGAAGCAAGAGAAAGTAATACTGGAACAACAACTGGTGAAGTTATTGAAGCTGAACTTACGGAGCGGGGCGTTAGTCAGGAAGAGTTTAATAAATTCTATTCTGAGAATGAAGAAGATACCGATGAAGATGACTTCGAAGAACTTGGTAGTTTGATGGAGGATTTGAAGGAGAAACCCGCTTCTGTGCCTGCGCCCCGGCCCGGAAATGCTGGTGAAAATACCAATGATGGCTTAGCCAGCACAGGCAGCAAGCGGACACCGCTCCGCCGTCCATTCCCTCTGGACGAACTGCCTGAGTTATAACTACTGCTTGGTGCCTCCCCGAGCAGTACTTCCTGGGTGAGTGGTAGCCGTCAGCTACTCACCCTACCCTAAAATACAATCCTTTAAGGAGGGATTTGAAATGTCTGAAAAGAATACTAAAGAAGGAATCCAGATTCACGGTTTTTCTCGTGTCCAGATTGAGCAAGATGGAAAGATTGTTGGGGACTCTGGTTTTGTTGGCCCCAATCAGATTACTAACCTCGGTTTCTTGAATTACCTGGTGAAACTGTTGGGTGGTTCCTCCGGAAGCGTCCAGGTTGGATATGTTGCACTTGGTACTGGTAGTGCTCCTGCTTCTGATGGAGTAGTTCTCCCTGGGGAAATTATGGAGTCTACTAAGCGCGGGGCAGTTACCTTTGCAAACGTAAATAGTAATACAGCGCAGTTCACTGCAACCTTTGCAAGCTCTGATAGCTTCCTCTCCGGCGCTTCTAACCTTAGCAACATTGGTCTGTTCTACTCCACACAGACTGATGACACTCTCTTCGCAGGAAATACTTTTGCTTCCAGTTCCTGCGATACAAACCAGAATGTAAACGTAACTTATCAGATTAGGTTTAGTTAATCTCAATTGGGAGTCAGTGAAATACCTGACTCCCACTTTCAATTTATAGGCACTCTATGCCCCTAAAAGCAGGAAGCTCAAAGAAAACAATTTTAAAAAACGCTCTTGAAATGATGCGCTCAGGGCACCCGCGCAATCAAGCCTGGGCGGCGGCCTTCAGGAAAGCGGGGAAATCCCGCAAGAAGAAGAAAAAGAAAGTAGCATCACCCGGTGGTCAGTAATGGTAATGGCTCCTATTATAAGAGGACTTACTAAAGCTGCAAAAACAGCAACAAAAGCTGTTCCTACTCACGGAACCTTTGTAGAGAACTTAGATGGTATTCTCAAGAAAGGATTACGTCGTGGATCAGCATTGGATATAACTCCCAATAAAGAATGGGCGAAGGAGTATCCAGTATTACTTGATGTACCATCAGCAAGACCTGGGAGATTTATTGAGCATAATAAATTTTATGAATCTGCAAACACAGCATTACCAAGTAAAGTAACAGTTGACTTAAGTCAATACACAGATATTGGAGCAGAGGAAGCATTAGGAACTATTAACAGACTTAAGAAAGAACATCCGAAAATAAAGTGGTATGTAAAAGGACAAAAAGCTCTTGAAGATCCAAATACTCTTACAAAGAAGAATCTAGTAGACTACTACATTAAAGAACATGGCGTTAGCCTGGAAGAGGCAGAAGAACTGGTAAGGTCAGAGTTATCAGATATAAACAACAGAGTACCACAACATATGCTTGGATACAAAAAGGGTATTTACGACATGAAGTCATATAAAGACTACTTTAATTGGCTAATGAAGCAGGGAGAATTAGAATAGTCAGTAATCGTGTCAATAATTGACGTTTCTTGAAACAATCAATGAGGGAGGAGAAAGGCAAATGGAGGTAATAAAACTAGACATCGGCTGTGGAATGAATAAGCAGGAAGGGTTTATTGGAATGGACTGTAGGGAACTTCCGGGAGTGGATATTGTGCATGATCTGGAGGAGTTCCCGTGGCCAGTTGAAGACAACTGTGTAATGGTGGCGGTGGCCAGTCATGTAGTGGAGCATATTAAGCCGTGGTTTTCAATTCCCTTCATGGATGAGGTTTGGAGGGTTCTTGCTCCCGGCGCCGTCTTTGCAGTGGCTACACCGTATCCTGGGAGTAGAGGCTTCTGGCAAGACCCGACGCATTGTAATGGCTGGAATGAAGCAACCTGGCAGTACTTTGATCCAAGGTATCCATTGTACTTTATTTATAAACCAAAGCCGTGGAGAATTAATAAAGGTTTTCCTATCTGGCAGGCGAATGGTAATATGGAAGTGCTGCTGGAAAAAGTGGTGGATGCTGAAAAGCTGATAGATGAAGCTAAGAGGGAAGCAGAAGAAGAGGCTGGTAAGGCCGGAGAAACACTGGGAATCTCTGTGGCAGAGACTGTTAAATCAAAGGAGGCAATAGGATGAGTGAAGAACTGGAAGGTTATCGGGAGGATTGTTCACAGTACAGGAATCCAGTTGGGAAGGCTTATAAAAGAGTAATGGTAGGGATTCCTATGACGGGATTACTGCGGTCTGAGTGGGTACTGGCGAGGTACTCGCAGGTAATTCCGTGTAACTGGAGTCAGGTGGAGGCGATTCAATGGCTGAGTCAGTATAGCCCCATTGACTTCGGAGTGGCGGATGCAAGGAATTTTATTGCAAGTGCAGCGGTGGAGCAAGGGTTTGAGTGGGTATTCTTTATTGATCATGATGTAGTACTTCCTCCGGCGACGCTAATTAAGATAAATCAACTCATGATTAAGAAAGAGTATCCTGTATGGAGTGGATTGTACTTTACAAAGTCTGTTCCATCGGAACCACTTATTTATCGCGGGAGAGGAAATGGTTATTATGCGGACTGGAAAATGGGGGATCTTGTTGAAGTTGACGGCGTTCCTATGGGGTGCACGCTTATATCTGTTAAACTTCTGGAGGTATTGTACCATGAATCTAAGGAATACTATCTTGGCCCCCGGGCGGTCAGGGAGATCTTTGTTACTCCCAGGAAAGTCTGGTTTTCACCAGAAGAAAGAAACTGGTTTACCTCTACAGGAACGGAAGACTTGGCTTGGTGTACCAGAGTTATGGAGACAGGAGCCCTTAGAAAAGCAGGATTTGAAGAGTTCGCAGAAAAAGAATTTCCCTTCGTAGTGGATACTTCTGTCTTTTGCAGGCATATAGATATGGATGGAATTAGGTATCCTGCAAGAGGAGAAGAAAATGAGTTTATGAAGAAGGAGCCTGATTAATGAAAGACACAGAAATCTTAGTCCAGCTAGATCGTGCCGCCGAGGAAGTCAGCAAAGTCCGTGAGGGCTTAACACGCCTCAAGGCAATCATGGCGAAACACTCAAACCAGCTTGCACAAATCCCGGCGAAGTATTCTCAACTTTTGGAAGCTGTGAACGATGCGGAGTACGGGGTGAATGAGCTTGAACTGGTCAATAAGCAGAAACTGGCTGCTATTTCTGCCGACTACGTTGCTTTGCAAGAACAGGTTACAGCTACCCGTGACTGGATAGCCGCTAACATAACGGAGTTTTAAGATGACTATCGAATGGGGCACAGGTTTTGATGGGTGTGCGACGACGGCAGATGCTCAGGCGTTTTTCGATGAGGTTGATGGGTATGCACGAGTTAGCTATTCAGCAACAGGCGGTTATGATAACGGCCCTTGTGTGTACTTTTCCCAAGGGACCTATATGCACCCTTACTTTTTAGTAAACTGCATTTCAGCTAAAACAAAATGTGTTGGGGCACATTATAATAATCTCCCAACAAATGATTATAGTACAGATGTCAATAGGCACCTCTTCCGTTTTAAAATAGGCAGCAGTTACATTCGAGTTTTTAACACCACTAGCGGTATCAAAGTTTACCGTGATTCTACATTAATTGCCAGTTCTGTAACAGAAAGCACCTTAATAAATACGAGTTTACATCACATAGAATTTAAACTTTTTAGTGATGCGTCTGCTGGCACAATAGGGATGAAAATTGACGGAGTATCGGTTGAGTTTGACAGCGATTCCAGTTTGAATACTGGTGGAGATGATATAACTCAATGTCTATTCGCAGGTTGTGCTTATAGTAGTGGCAATGCGTATTGTGATAATCCCTTTATTTCCGACGATTGGGAGGGCGAAGTCGTCTGGGGGAAGTACGCTCTAAATAGCGATATTTCAAATGATTTTACCCTTTCAACAGGCTCAGATGTCTATACGCTCCTTGAAACTGATGATGGAGATACGTCTTACATTGAAAGCGATACCATAGGTCACGAATGGCGCTGTGGGCTTGAGACAGTACCAAGCGGGATTACGGTTAAGGCGTTGTCAATGGTCTCTAATGTTAAAAAGACTGATGCAGGGTTGAGGAAGCTTAAACACCGGATCACGCAGGACGCAGTAGACTATGATGGTGAGGAATTTACGCTCACTCTTGACTATCCAGCAGCAGTCACCGAAGGGCAATATGAAATTATGACCGCTTGCCCTGATGCAACAGCTTTGACAGTCGCTAAAATTAACGCCATGAGCTTTGGAGGCGAGGTCTCCGCATGAGCTACACAGTAACATTCGATGTCAAAGATGACAAATCCAACGTCCTCGGCTGTGATGCACTACTGGATGAGTTCACGACTGCGGAGTTCGAGACAGGTACGCTGACGGATGTCGAGGCAGCAGCGAATGAACTTAGCTTAGAAAACAGTCTACCACCACAGGATTTTACCGATTATGACACTACCGGCTCCGGGTTTTCGGTTTCGGCAGACACGATAACACTATCAAATTTCGAGACTAGGAACCAAACAGCCTACGTTGTCGATGATTTTGGTGTAGATTATTTTGATTATAATTTTGAAATCTATTTTGATGTAAATTGGACCGCTTCGGATTCCTGGGCTTACTGTTCTATATGTGTTTTGTCCAATACGCTCGGAAGTTATCAAGACACGGTTGATGCCAGTGGGTATGCTCTTGGTTTACGAATCAGGACGGATGGTTCCGGGAACAGACAATATATATTATACGAAGTTGATGGTGGTGTTCACAGTCAGGATTATTCGACGCTTGCCCTCGGTCACTACTATTTTAAATTTACAAGAACTGCCACTCATGCCTATTTGTATATATATAGCGATAGCACGAGAGAAACTCTTTCAGATACTCTATCACTCGAATTAACCAACTACAAATCGTACAGATATTTATATGGTTTACAATCTACAGATAACACCACAAATTCGCACCAGATTTCAGCCACGATTAATAATCTATGCTCTCTTTATCCATCTTCCGGCAACCGTGTTTCAGAAGCAACCGATGTAGGCTCATTTGGCTCAGGTAGCCATGACTTAACGATAAAGTGGCAAGCCACAACCCCGGCTGACACCACGCTTAAAATCGAAACCGGCACAAGTGACAGCGATTCAACGCCTCCCTCTACGTGGTACGAGCAGAGCAATGGCGAGTCGATTAGTGATCTCCCCGCTGACCTCACGGGAAAGTATCTGTGGTACAAGGCTACACTTTCGACGACAGATGATACAGTAGCCCCTGAACTCGAATGGATCTGTATTTACGATGCTGATGATTCCCCGTATGCCGCTGTCCGGGTAGATTTCAACGATGAAATCAAGGAGGTTGATTCAAGCGGCACGGTTGATTTCACCGCTGTCGATGTCGGGAACGATCAGCCTTACACGGCATACATCCTACCGCTTGAAACGCCTTATTGGGGCGAGGATTTTACCGAAGAGGGGACGGTTGACGTAGTTGACGCTAATGTTACGGAATACATCACGGCTGCAATCCCCGCAGCGAGGGTCACGCAGCAGTATATTGAAGTGGCTGCGATACCTGAACCACCTAATGCTCGTGTTACGCAGCAGTATATCGAAGTGGCGGCGATTCCTGCACCACCTTCTGCCCGTGTTACACAGCAGTATATTGAGGTAGCCTATACCGGGACGCCCGAGCCATCATTCAGTACTTATGACACAATAGAGATAACAGAAAGTGTGTCTGCTGATATAGAAGCACAGGCATTTCTTGGTATAAATACGTATGATACTGCAACAATTACAGAGTATATTACTGCATCAGTAATTTCTCTTGGGCTTGAAATATCTACATACGAAACAACAACAGTTGCAGAAAGTACTACCAGCTCTATTTTAATAGGCATTAATACATACAGCTCAATAAGCACAGCTGAAGATGTAAGTTGCTTGCTGTCAAGTTTTATCTCAGTATCTGATACAGTAGGAAGTACTGAAAGTGTAACATCAAGGGTTGATTTAAATTCAGTTGTTAATGACTCTGTAGATATAACTGAAGATATTACTTCTGTTATTGCTTTGGCAGTAGTAAGTGTATTTGATGAAGCTACAATTAGTGAAGACTTTACAGTAGATATACTAGAATCTGGTGCGCTTTCTCTATCGGTGTTTGATACTATTGAAGCAGAAGAAAGTTATTCCTTAGGTTTTATTTCTTATATAAGTATCTTTGATACAGTAGAACTAGAGTCTTATACACCCGCAGCTCTAAGTGATTTATCTGCAAGTACTGAGGATGAAACCACAGCAGATGAAAATATTTCAAGTAACTTAGTTTCATTTATATCTACTGAGGATGAAGTATCTATTACTGAAGATAGTATTATAGGACTTGAGATAGACACAATTATCTATGATGAAGTATCTCTGGAAGAAGAGATAACTAGAGAAATGACTTCATTTGTAGAGAAGTATGAGGAAGTTAGTACTACTGAAAATACAGGTATAGGCTTTGAGTCTTTTGTAACCACTTATGACGAGTGTAGTACTGCAGAAAGTATATCACTAGCATTTAGTCTTACAGCATCAGTAATAGACACAGTGAATGCTACCGAAGATATTGTCTCTGCTGCTGGCACCTGCCCAGCTACGGTATATGATGAAGTAAGTATATCCGAAAGTGTTGATGCAAACTTTCTACTTGTAACAATAAGTCTTTCAGTTTATAGTACAATTACAGTAGATGAAACAATTACCGCTGTTACTTCAGGATTAGTAAGAAGTATCTTTGATTCTATAAGTACAGATGAGTATTTATCGCTTGAGAATCAGCTGGCGGGAGTTTCTGTTTCTGATAGTATTACTATTGCTGAGTTGGTAGAAAGAAACTTGCTTTCTTTTATAAGTATACACGACACTACCTCAGTAGATGAAGACGTAACAGCTGGTGGGTTGCAGCTACTCCCATATGTAGAAGATAGCGTAGGAATCACTGAAGATATACAGAGATATATTCTTGTAGAAATAAATACTTTTACTTCTGTATCAGTTGGATCATATTTAACTGGTATGGATATTGCAGAGTTCTTAGACATAACTGCTGTTGAAGTAGTCTCTGCTGCTGAGGTTGTAGAAGTATTTACTCATGGAAAGACCTGGGAAGTATTAGTTTATACAGAAGTAAATGTCTCAGAGTATATCCTTACTCAGCTAAGAACTCCAGCATATAATGAAATGCTTTGCGTAGCAGCAGGAAAGAGTTATTCAATGACAGGCAGAGGAATAAATCCAGTAATCACAAGTGCAACTGGAGAGAATCTCCTTACAGTAGAGGCTAGAGGCTTATGAGAGCACAGCTATGTGAAATGCTTAGTACTCCGGCGATGGAAGAGTCTACTTATATAGTAGAATTAGACTTCAAGGATACAAGAAACAGGGATGTGATTCCTAAGGCTTTAGTATGGACTCTCTCCACTGAGGACGGAACAGTCATTAATGATAGGTATAAGGTGTCTGAGAGTGAACTAGCTGCTGAGATGAATATAGTTATCTCTGGAGACGATCTTCAGTTGGTAGATAGAAAAGCTATTTATGAGAATAGAATCCTTACAATAGAAGCAACTTATGACTCAGATACTTACGGAGATGATTTGCCCTTTAAGAAACAATTTATGTTCCGAGTAAAAAATCTTATTCTTATAGCAATTCCGCTGTATATTGAAGTTGCAGATGCAATTTTTACAGATGACTACGTGGAGAATGTAAGTGCTTAATCCGGCAATACTAAATAAACTGCGGGAGTGGAAGTATAACCCGGTGTCCTTTGTCAGGGATGGAATAGAAGCAACTCCCTCCCGGCAACAGGCAGACTTACTCGGCTCGTTCCCTAAGCATAAAAGACACACTGTAAGGAGTGGTCATGGTACTGGAAAGGATGCCTGTGCCAGTTGGCTAATCATGAACTTCATGACTACCAGACCTTATGCGAAGGTAGTTTGTACTGCCCCGACCAACCGGCAGTTGGGTGATATTCTCTGGAGTGAATTATCAAAGTGGTTCAGGAGATCAATCTTCCGAGATGAATTTGTAATTCAGAGTGATAAAATCTTTCATAAGGAAAGTCCTAAGGAATGGTGGTGTAGAGCTGTAAGCCCCTCAGTGAAAGCTAGTAAGGAAGAACAGGCAGAAACTCTTGCCGGTTTTCACGGAGATCACTTACTGATAGTTGTTGATGAAGCCTCCGGGGTGCCTGACCCAGTATTTATTCCTCTTGAAGGAGCAATGACACAACCAGATAATATTGTTCTTCTGATAGGGAATATGACCAGAAACACAGGGTACTTCTATGATAGTCACTTTGATGTCAGGCAGATGAATAAATGGAATAAACTGCACTGGGATTCTAGAGACAGCGAGAATGTTGACCAAGCATACCCGAAGTATATGGCTGATAAGTACGGCGAGGATTCTAATGTATTCAGAATCAGGGTCATGGGAGATCCTCCGAAAGACGATGAGAGGACTTTCATTCCGCTGGACTGGGCAATCTCCTGCATTGATAACCAGTTTGAAATTGATCCCTACGCGCCTTGTTATCTTGGTGTTGATGTTGCAAGATACGGGGAAGATGAAAGTATTATTCTCCCAAGAAAAGGTCTAAAAATTTATCCCTGGAGTACATTCCAAGGAATGAATACAATAGATCTTGGTGGGCACGCCCTAGAGACTTTGCGAGAATTTGATGCTGATGGCATGGGAGTTGATGAGATTGGTGTTGGGGCTGGATTAGTTGACTGGCTGCAGAAACTCCCCGGCGGACTGCGCAAAGCGCACGGTGTTAATGTTACAAGGGAATCTTCTGACAAGAATAGATTCCATAGGCTCCGTGATGAACTCTGGTGGGAGATGCGGGAGAAGTGCAGGAAGCAAATGTACTGGTTCCCAGGAGATACTGCAAAGGAGAGGGAACTTTCCAACGAACTTTGTAATGAACTTTCCTCCCTCTATTACGACTTCGATAACAATGGAGCATATGTAGTTGAGAGTAAGAAAATGGCCAAGGCGCGAGGAATTAAGTCTCCGAATATTGCTGATGCACTTGGAATTTCAGAATACTTCTACAACAGTGCATATCAACTATTCCTTAAGTCAAATGACAAAGGAATAAGAAAGCCTCGGCCCTGGGAGACACAAAATGTTGTTACTGTGCATCCCGATAACTGGATGGCTTGTTAAGTAACCACGTCAATTATTGACTTTTCTGGAGAATGAAATGGCACGAGCTGAAAGAGTAGATGCAGTAGAACATTCGAAGCCAGAGGATAAGGAGCTTCAGAAGTTACAGGACTGGCTGAATCATATTGAAAGTCAGGAATGCGAAACTGATTATAGAAGCTGTGCCTTGGAAGATTATCAGTTCTATGCATCTAAGCAGGATAGTGACGAGATTCTGGCGAAGTTAGCTGCGCAGAATAGGCCTGCTACTGTGTATAATGAGATTAAGCCGAAGATTGATATGCTTATAGGGATGGCGCAGCAGTCTCCTTTCTCCCCGAACCTGGTTCCAGTAGGTAGAGAAGATGAGCCTATGGTGGAGTTGATGCAGGGAACTATTGGACATTATAGGAGGAAGTTGAAGATTGCTGAGAAAGAAGTCTCTTGCTTTGAGCATACAGTTAAGACAGGGAGAAGCCTGCTGTACTTTTATATTGATAGAACTAATCCTTTTAAGCCGGAGATTAAATGCACTAGGATTCACGGGAATTCTTTCTGGGTAGATTCTGACTCTACAGAGTATGACCTCAGTGATGCAAGGTATGTTTTTATAGATAAGTGGTTGACTGAAGAGGATATACAGACTTACTGGCCCGGGTATCCGGTGGAAGATATTAAGAGCCTGAGTCAGTCTGCCGGCGGCGATATGCCAGTGTTCTATAATGTAACCTTGGATAGATACAGGATTGTAGAGTGTTGGTATAGAAAGTGGGTGAGAGTTTTCTGGTTTATTAACCCGTTAACTGGAGAGCCAGAGAATCTAGAACCGGAGCAATTTAAGGAATTTCAAAAGGCTCTCTCAGAAGGAGTGCCGAATCCTGAGAATCCAGAAGAACTTGTGCAGATAGAACTGAATGAGTATGTTGAATCTAGGATGCAGAAGATTTACTATAATATCTTCTCTGGCCTGGAATCTTTTGAGTCTGGAGAGAGTCCGTATAAGATGGATATGTTCCCATTTGTCTTATATGGCGCGTACAAAGATGATGAAATCAATAAGTGGTTCGGTGCAATCACTGTAATGAAAGACCCGCAGAAGGGTATAAATACTATGCGGAGGCAGTTGAGCCACTTACTCCAGACACTGCCAAAGGGTATGCTTGTGCATGAGGCAGGGGCTATTCTGAATATCGAAGAGTATGAGACTAAGTCTGCTGACCCGACTTTCCACCTGGAGATGGGAAGTGGAAAGATTGATAAGTATAGGTTCGAAAAGCAACCATCTATAAGTCCTATTTACAGAGAATTTGATGAAGTATCTCGGCAGAGTATGAAGGATACTTCGGGGATTACTACTGAAATGATGGGTGTGCAAACTACTTCCCGGGAGCCGGGGATTAGTGTTAGACTTAGACTGGAAGCAGCAGCTGTTGTTCTTTACGTCCTCTTTGATAACTTCAGGCGCAGCAGGATTCAGGGAACTAAAGTTCTTATGTCGCTTATTCAACAGTATGTGAGAGAGCCTGAGATTATAAGGATTCAAGGACTTAAAGGGCAACAGCTGATGGAGATAAACTCTCAGATGAACCCGCAGGTTCAAGGATTTAATGATATCTCCTTTGCAAAATTTGATGTAGAGTTTGAAGAGATTGCAGAGACTGGCTCCATGAGAGCCTCCACGGCGATGCTACTTGCTGACATGAACCACCAGGCACCAGGAACTATACCGCCGCATATTGTCTTGGAATACACTAACATTCCTTTCACTGTTAAAGAGGAGATTAGACAGCACTGGCAAGCAATGCAGGAAGCTGAGCAAGAAGCTAAAGAAGAAGAGAAACAAATTGAATTGGCTAAGATATTGGGAGGTCTTGCTGGTAAGGAGATAGCCGCCGATGCCAGCAAGGAGAAAGCTAAACAATCTAAGAAAAAGGAGGCTGAATAATGGGAGCACTAGACGTTTATGATGAAAATGGAAATGTAGTGGATACACTTCCCGAGGACACAGATGATGAAGATGAACTCGATGGAGTACTCAATCCGAAGCCTAAGGAAGAAGGAGAAGGAGAAGGAGAACCAGCAGGAGAACCTGCAACTCCTGACAAAGGAGGAGATGCTGCTGGTGATACTCCGGGTGAGGAAGAAACAGCGGGAGAAGGCGAAGAAGGATCTACTGAAGGAAGTGAGGAAACTCCTCCGGGAGAAGAGGAAGAAACAGAAGAGCCTGTGGATGATGCCCAGGCACTTCGTAGACTTAATAAAAGAATGGAAAGGCAGATAGCTTTCCTTGAGGCTAGACTTCAAAGGCTGGAAAAGAATGTCATTACTGATCCAGAAGAAGGTGAAGGAGAAGGTGAGCCTCCGAGTAAGATAGAACAACTACAGGCTACAATCAACAGTATAGCTCAGCAGAAAGGAGATTCTCTTGGGCTACTTGTTGAAACAATGGCTCAAACTGAGAAGTACGCTGACATCAAGGAAGTGTGCTCACAGGATAATTTCAGTGACCTTGTGTCTATGGCAGCTGATAAAATAGCAGCTACTGAGGGCAGGGAACCAGTTGAGGTTGCACTCGAACTTGAGGCAGACGTATGGAGAAGGCAGAATCCTTATGCTTATATGTATGATCTGATTAAGACATATCATCCTAAGTATGCTAAGGCCGCTGCCAGTAAAACGAAAGAAGCTGAGCCTAAACCTAAACCAGAAGAAGAGGGCAAGGAACCTCCAGAAAAGAAGAAGAAAACCATAGATGATGCAAAGAATCTTAAAGCTCCATCTACGATAGAGAATGCTGGTACGGGCACCAAAACTTCCCTGTCAGGTTGGACGGCTAAGAGGATTGATGATCTGGATGAAATGGATCTTGACCAAGTTCCTGCGGAAGTGTATGATAAGTATCTCCGTGGGGAACTTGACTAACCTGAAAGGAGTAGATAAGAATGAACCCGAAAACTCAATTTCTTACTGATAATGCTCTAACCAGAAAACGTTGGGCAAAGGATCTTTTTAAGATCATACTGCCAGCGATTGAGTACAACGATCTGGTTGGAACCGGGACTGATGCGATTGTTCAGATGCGCACAGAACTCGGAAAGGGACAGGGTGATACCATTACCTTTGGTATTCGGTATCCCCTGAGTGGTGAAGGTGTCGTAGGAAATGACGACATCACAGGTAAGGAAGAAAGACTGATCTTCAAAGACTTCGATATGACCATTGAAGAACTTAATCATGCCGTTGATACTGGCGGTAAGATGGAAGAGCAGAGAATTCCTTATAACCTTATGACTGAAGCGAAGGATGGTCTCAGTGACTGGTGGTCGGATAAGCTTTCTGAGATGATCATTAATCACTTGGCAGGTGTTTCCAGCTTTAGAGTCGCCGGTAAGACCTTTGGCCAGAATCCTTCCGAGCCAGATAGTGATCACGCAATGACTGTCAACGATGTTGCTGAAGCATCTTTGACATCTGCTGATGCACTTGACCTGTCCTTTCTGGATAGAATGAAGCAAAGGGCAGAACTTCCCACCGGCGATGCACTGAAGATTAGGCCGCTGAAGAAAGGCGGGAAGAAGTACTTTAGAGTTATTCTGCATAACTACGTATTTGATATGCTCAGACAGAATACAAACGTTGGGCAGTGGGGAGATTTGCTTAGGAGTGCTAACAGACTTCAGGTTCCGAATGTTGAGATTGAATACAACGGTATGCTGATTTCTAAGTCTGAGAGAGTTCCTGAAGTATATGATAATGTTTACAGGAATCTGCTCCTTGGCTGCCAGGCTGCTTGTATTGCCTGGGGTGGTGCCGGAGATTCTAAGGGAACCACGATGTCATTCCACCCTTACACCCGTGATGCTGACAGATTCCTCATGGTCAGAGGTGGCGGGATTCTCGGTGTGAAGAAAGTTGTTTTTAACTCTCTGGACTATGGAGTAATTACTGGCTCTAGCTACGCAACTGCTCTAGGATAAGAAGGAGGAAGGTATGACTGATCTGTTTTCTGTAAAGGCAGCTGATAATTATAGGCTAGCAAGGAGTGGGACGATTCTTACACCCGCTGCCGCTACTTATAATCTTATCAGACTTCCTCAGTATACCTTCGTCAATGACGTCTGGCTCCTGTGTACAGTTGCCGGGAGCTCAGACACTATTGATGTAGGATTCATAGGTAATGGTGAAAGTGCTGATCCTGACTATTTCCTGGATAGAACCTATGCTCTGGTAAATGCCACAGGCATAGGAATGTACAGGGCTACTCAGGATACAGTAACCAGCTTCGCTGGCAAATGGTTTTCTGACGCCAGCGGCATCATTACCCTTACTGTCGGAACCACTCAAACTACGGGGTCATTCATAGTTTTTGTTGAATACTCCGTGATTCATTAAGGAAGGAGTAGATTAACATGACTACAAAGTACATGGTTGACAATCGCAGGACTGACCAAATGCGGACACTTTGGACTCCGTACTGGTTGGTATCCAGCGAGGTGGATGGCCCAGATGGAGACGATAAAGCTTCGGTGGTGTTCTCCTTCCCGGCTGCTACCTATGGAGAAAGGTTGATTAAAATTCTGGAAGTTGCATTCCAGGTAACCACTGTTTTTGCTGGAGGAACAATCACTATTGATGTTGGCTCTGGAACCCTTGCAACAGATGCCGCAGTAGATGATGATAATGTCACTACTGTGGATGAGGATGAGTATATTGAAAACGCCAATGTTTCTCCTGGCAGCACGGGTCTCTACTGGTGTCAGGGTTCTGACTGGCTGACAGCAGCACTTCTCAAAACAAACCAAGGACCGGAGATCATCACTCCTGCAGATGCAACAGTCCCTTGCGTTGCTGTGTATATTGCTTCCAGTGACACAATCACAGCTGGCAAGGGCCGTGTGCTGATGCAAGTAGTTGAGATCCCGAAAGTTTAACCCAGAAACGTCAATTTTTGACGTGGATACTGAAACGTGTGAGGGCTGGTATGACTCTTGAAGAGCTTAGAGCAGAAGTTGAAGCGAAGCTGTTCGACCCAGCATCTTTTGGAAAAGACCAGATTGATGGATACATCAACGGGTGTGTTGAGTATATTGCTGGGATGGTGCCACTTCCGTCTCTGAAAAGAATAGGGAGTGTGAATACTGTAGTCGGACAGAACTATGTTAATATAGGTGAATCGCTGGATTTCTCCGGGCATTTGAAGAAGGTTATTAATCCTGATTCGACTGATCCTACTGTTTATCCTGATCTAGAGAGGATGTATGATGATTATACTATGGATGAGGATGGAGATATTGAGGCGGTAACGCTGGAAGGGAATATTCTGTACTATGCGAAGATGCCGGAGGAGACTGATGCTCTGACTCTGATATATTATACCAGCCCTGCACGATTAGTAAGGAATAGTGATACCCCGAGTTGTATTCCTGTGCACTGTCAGAGGAAACTGATTGTGCATGGGACGCTCTGGATGTTGTTTGATGAGATTGAAAATGCTTCCGAGCTGGAAGGGCAGAAGGTTAAGACCCGCGAGCATTACTGGAATAGTTTTAATTCAGATAATAGAGACTCCGGGCTTAATGATTTGTATAGATGGCTTGGAAGAACAAGGCCACATCATATTTCAAGTGTGTGGGATTTCTAATGAAACTGTTATGGTTTAAAGGTGCAAAGGGGTTGAATGTAAAGTATGATCCTGTCCGACTGGAGTATGATCCCAGGGACGGGGTTCAATGGCTGGCTGTTGCCTATAATGTAGATGTTGATATGACTGGCAGGGTTAGTAGGAGGAAAGGTTATGAGACTACTTCCGTTACGAGTGACTCGCATAGTCTTTGGAGTAATGGTGAAGAGTGCCTGTTTGTATCTGGCGGTGTTTTGTATAGTCTGGGCCCTGATTTTACTGCTACAGAGGTAGTGGATATTGGATCAGATAATAGGGTTAGTTATGTCTCAGTTGGGCCGAGAGTGTACTGGGTGAATGGCCTTAGCAAAGGGATTGTGTATGGTGGAGTTGCCGAGGATTGGGAAGTACCAGGGACTATTTATGGGCCAGCTACTACTAGGCAGTATGCTGCCCCGCCGTCAGGGGAGATAGTTGGATTCTACAGGGGGAGGTTGTATATTGCTAAGGATAATGTACTTTGGTACACTGAGCCTTATGGCCCCAAGATGATGGATTATACTAGAAACTTCCTTCCCTTCGGGGATGAGATTACTATGTTTCACCCAGTTGCAAATGGGATTTATGTAAGTACTAGTAGAGTTGTTTGGTTTCTTAGTGGAAGTAATCCGCAGGAGTTTAACTGGGAGATTGTGCATAATCATCCAGTTGTGTTTGGAAGTAATTGTCAGGTTAAGCTGAGTTTAATTTCTGATGATATGTTTGGCTTGGGAGTTATATGGACTGGGCCAGACGGAATTTGCTTAGGACTTCCGGATGGAAGGGTTAAGAATCTGACTGCGAAGACGCTGGTGTATGAGACAGGTTCTAAGGCAGCGGGAGTTGTAAGTAATGGGAAGTACATCTGCACGATGCCAGATACAGCAGAGGGACAGTTGACACTGGTGTTGAATCTTTATGCAATGGCTGCTACGCAGTATTTAAATTATAACTTTAATTCTTATGCTGAGTTTGTGGGTATGAAAGTTGGAGCTAGTGATAGTGGATTGATGGAATTAGAATCTGGAGATAATGATGGTACAACTGCTATTCAGGGGATGTTTACTCTGCCTCCTACGGACTTTGGGTATGACGGGAATAAGAGTATTAGGTTTCTTGATTTAAGTTATGAAGCAAATGGAGGACTGGTTGTTACACCTATTGCAGATGAAGTGAATGGGCATGAGACTGAGATCGCTGCAATAGACAGAGGGAATAGGCAGGTTACACAGAAGGTTCCTATTGGAAGATATTTGAGGGGAAGGTACTTTGGTTTGAATGTTGAGAATCTGGATGGTGCAGATTTTAGTATTGATAAAATAACTGTTGAACTGGCGGGATTGCTCCCGGCTAGTAGGTAAGGAGAGATAAAATGTTAAAGTATTCAACCGGTCTTAGAAATGCTTTGTTGAGTAAAAAGGCGGAGATTAAAGGGGCTATTGTTGGAACTGGTCTTGCCTTTGTAGATGGTGGGGAGAGTGCAGATTCTATTACAGATTCTGGGAATGGGTTTATAGATGCTGGATTTGCTCCTGGAGATTTACTGTTTGTACAGGGAGCGACTACTTCAGGTAATGATGATGATATTACTGGGGCTGTAATTCTTACTGTCGCGGCAGGGACTATTACCTTTGCCTCAGGGACTGTTAATACTGATGAAGGTGGTGCAGCTGGTACAGTAGTTGCTGTCTGCCAGGGCGGCTCGCTCAGGGATCTCATGAAAGACGGAGAGATTTGGGTTTACTCAGGTTCCCGGCCGAGCTCACCAGATGATGCAATGACAGGAACACTGTTGCTTAAGTTTACTGAGAGTGCGGGCACACTTACTCCTGGGGCTTTTGATAATGGTATTGAGCTGGATGATGCAGCAGATGGTGTTATTAATAAGCCATCTAGTGAAACCTGGCAGGGAACTGCGGTAGCATCAGGTGTTGCATCTCACTTTCTCTGGGTAGCAAATGCTGCTGATAATGCTCTTGCAAGTACTACTCTTTACAGAGTAAGTGGGAGTATAGGGAGTTCAAATGCTGATATGGTATTCGGGACTACGGATATAGTTTCTGGTAGAACTTATACTCTTGATGATTTCCCGATTACTTTCCCGGAGTATTACGGAGCCTAGTAAATGGCTGACTTAAGTATATCAGTAAATGATAGCACTTCTCTTGTGGAGAGTTGCACCTTTGCATTTGATACGTTTGTAAGTGTAAATGACAGTAGCTCTCTTACAGAAAGCTGTGATGCACTGCTGTATACTGAGATAGATGTAAGTGAAAGTGTATCTCTTGTAGAGAGTGCTGTCCCGAGTATTATTACTGTTGCAAAGATGGAAGGTTACATTCCGCCATTTGACTTAGAGGCCGCCGGTGCCTTTAACTGGAAACTTGGAAGTGAAGCTAAGTTCCCAGTACCTACACTAGCAGCGCATGGTGTGAATATACTGGAAGATGGTATGTTCCCAACTATGTCAATGGCAGCAACAGTAACTTGTCCTTACTATGCAACAGCAAGTGGGAAGTTTCCTACCCCGGAGCTCTCAGCTGTTGGGGTGAATGTTGCAGAAGGAACCTTTCCTACACTTTCAATGGAGGCAACTGCTTACTGTTCTACGGTGGTAGCGTCTGGGTATTTTCCTTATCCAGAGCTAGAAGCAGAAGCCTCCGGGAATTATTATGCTGAGGTAGAAGGATACTTTCCTGTCCCGAAACTCTCAGCAGTTGCATATGAAGAACAAGACTTTATTACTGCCAGTGGATATTTTCCTCCGTTTACTGGGAGAGCTTCTGTTTCGCAGGATACTGGAGTAGAGATAAATACTCTTTACTTCCCTATCCCAACACTGGCAGCTACTGCTTACAAGGAGGATGTATATGTCACGGGTTACTTTCCTGTTCCGAGTCTCTCTGCTTATGTCTCTGCTGTTATTGATGATGAGTATACAGGTGGAGAGTTCTCAGGAGCAGACACAGAACAACTTGATGGAGTTTATATACTCAGATACGAGAGGTAGCACCTTGGATATTACTAAGAACCTGCCCAAGGAATACCTTAATGTTAAGGGTATTCGGACAACTTTGATTGGGGATACTAAAGTTGCTAGGGAATTTCTGCATGATATGACTAACTTGTTCTTTAGGATGGAGTTGGTTAATGTATCTAGACTTCCTCAGTATTGGTTGGATGAGCAGCTGGATAACGGTGGGGAGATAAGAGTTCAGATTAATCACGGGATTAAGATGGCTTATATTTATATACCACCTACTGCTCCAGCACCAGAGAAGAAGAAGTTAAGGTATGAAATAGAATCCTTCTACGTTAAATATGTTCCAGCGCATCATGTCTATGATGCAGATGGAAACTGGCTCGGAATAGCAGTACACGAAAGTGGAGAATGGAGTCAAACTCCTACTTTTATATCTTGTGAAGAGGATGAGATTTATCCTTTCAAGTATGGTTTATGGAGTTACTGGTATAATGGAGTTGAGCCAGAAGACTATACCGAAAGACTTCTTACAATTAAATATCTTGGAGACAAAACAAAAGAGTACTATGAAGTTCCTGCTACTAATAAATACTATTTAGATGATAGTTTTGAGTACGGAGATGATATTAATATCAATACTTGGGAATCAGAAACTTATCTTGATTTACACTGCTGCGGAATATGTCATGCAAGCGGCGGTTTGCAGCGTGATATGAGGCGTGGCCATATTACGCAGAAAGATTATTACATTTATATTGCAACTGATCCTGAAGGATACTCTGGGCCAAAAGTTAAAAACTGCAATCAAACACAAGAATTCGATAGTTACTATGAGGCAAATGGCAGTGGTTTTAACTTAAGTGTGATAGGCTGTGACCCAGAGAATCCGCCAGATCCTACAGCTTGTGAACGATGGTGGGATAGATGGGAGAACGACAACCCACAAAATCCTCCTGATTATGAAGATGAACCGGCAGCATATTATGATTATGATCATAGTAGTAATTATACACTTTATAATAAAACTTTCGGAGAGTCAGTAGACATATCAAGTGTCTGCACAACTGCTGCTGGTACTACTACACAAGATGCAGCTTTTTTCTTTTACTTAACTGAGCATAATTATGTACTAGAACGTACGAAGATAACAACTTATGACTATGACACCTGTGATTGGAATATAAGCAATGATAGTAATACCACTGATAAAACCAAAGAGTATGCAGTAATATCAGTTCTTGGTACAGAATATACGCTGCATGAGATAGAAAGTAGTAATGATAATCTATTAACTTATTATACACACCCAAGGATATATCAAATTGGTGATAACTATATAGTACTAGCATCTTATACCAAAAGAATAGATGAGAATTTTAACTACCTCTTATTTAATGGGGATACTGTACAGTGCCAGGATACAGCAGAAATTTATGCGAGAGTAGACTATACGCATAAATTACCAATTACTGTTGATGATCAGGAAGTATACGGAAACGGTGAGTTTTCTCTGATTAAAATTATTACTAAAGAAACAATAGAATTACTCAATTATCAGGAGTAAATAATTATGGGGACTATATCATCTGGAGACTTGTTACCAGAGTTCACTGATCCTTCTGAACTTTCGAGTGCTGGAGAGTTAGTGATTGAGAAGTTTAATACTTCGAAGGAAGTATCTGAAAATCTCTGGAATACAGCTATTGATGCGTTTGAAACACTGAAGAATATGACCTTTGATATAGCTATTGATGAGGAGACTTTCAATGAGCTTGACCCGACGCAACTCAGTAGCTTATCATTAAATGCTCCAATAGCTCCAGACATATCAGGTATAGCAGTAGATTGGCCGACCTATGATCCGAGTATTCCTGAAGGATACGATCCAGATATAGAGTCGCCGACCATTCCTGAAATGAACGTACCAGATCCAGGAATTGATATCCCATCAGCTCCGGATGTACCTTGGCCAGATACAAATGTTGATCCTCCTGGGATTGCAAATATAGCTATACCAAGTCCGCCGAGTGATAGTATTCCCCCGATTCCATCACTTGACTTTGACGAAGTTCCTTCACCGCCAGAATATAATGTTATAGAGTTCGATCACGAAGCTCCAACAGATGAATTGACTCCGCCGGAGACAGAGTTTTATTGGAACGAAGCGGAGTATAATTCTGCTGTGTATGAATATCTCAGGGAGAAGTTATACAATGAGCTTGTATCAGGAGGCACTGGACTGGATGATGCAACTGAGCAGGCTATCTACGATAGAGCTACAGCGAGACAAGAGCTAGAAAACCAGAAACTGTATGATAATGCACTGAATTTCTTTGCCAGTAGAGGTGCCCCGCTCCCTCCAGGAGCACTCAATGGTGCGCTGATAGAAGTAGACTATAAGATAGCACAAGTCAGGGAGGACTTGAATAATGATATTCTAATCCAGCAAAGTAAACTTGCACAAGAGAATACTCACTTTATAATTACCTCTGCAATAAACCTTGAGCGAATGGCAATAGAGTATTGCAATGCCTATCAGCAAAGAGCTTTTGAAGCAGCAAAGTATGCTGTAGAATCTGCACACAGTTTATACCTTATGAAGGCAGAAGCTCTGAAAATAAAAACACAGATATATCAAATTCTTGCACAAGTATATGAAGCCAGAATCAGAGGAGAGGTTGCTAAGGCAGAATTATATAAGGCTAGAATTGCTGGACTGGAGGCTAGTACAAATATTAAGAGAGCGATGGTAGAACTCTACTTAGCTCAGATTAAAGGTGTGGAAGTATTATATAATTGCTATAAAACTGAGATGGAAGGTGCTGCAATACAAGCGCAGATTGAAGGGCTGAAGATTGAAAGATTTAAAGGTATTGTTAATGCATTGGAAGTTCAAGTAAGAGCAGCGGTAGGTAAGTATACTGGATATGCTACCCAAATGCAGGGTGAAGCTATTAAAGCTGATGTACATAAGAGTTTGGTGCAAGCTTATGGAGAGGAAGTAAAAGCAATAGTCTCTAAAACAAATGCAGATGTTAATATAGCCAATGTAAATCTTGCTAGTGTGCAGTCGAAGGTTGAAGTACTCAAAGCCTTGGTGCAGAAGTATGGAATGGATATTAATGCTAAGGCTGTTGAAGTAGATTCTGAAGTAAAAATAGCGGGGATGGAGACTGACTTATTTAAAGCAGAGACTAGTAAGTATGCTGCTGAAATAGATGGAGTAGTGAGGAATTATCTTGGTAAGGTAGAAGAACTGAAGTCTATTAACACCGCGACTGTTCAGCAAATGGATGTATTAGCAAAGACTCTTCTAGGTCAGTATGGTCTTGCAGTTGAAGTATCAAAGGGAATTTCACAGGTAGCTGGACAGCTCGGGGCTGCTGCGTTTGCAGGAGTTAGTGCCTCTGCTCATATAGGACATGGAGAGAGTAGGTCAGATACTGCTACCTGGAGTAGGTCAATATCTGAAAGTTATATAGAACAGCATAGTAGTAGTCATGTAAATCAGTATATTTACTATCACGAAAGGGATTAGTTATGACACTAGACTTTGATGCAATGAGATATAAGATGATGGGCCTCGGGCCTAAGGATAGGAAAGCTCTCCTAGATGCACAGTCTGGAATAAAGGTAGCCAACATACAGGCTGGTGCAACCACTGGTTCAGCTACCACGAGAGCTCTCGCAGATATTCTAGCACAAAAACTTAGGAATGTCGGTGGAGTAGATGTAGCTAACATAGGAGCTTCTGCGGAGAGATACAGAGCTGATCAAAGTAGGATAGGTCAGTTGGGTGCAGCCCAAGCTCATGCGGGTGCACTCAGGTATGGAGCTGACAAGGGCTATGCAACAGAAGCTATGTATGCAAACAAGATGGCTGAATTACAAGGAGAGCAGGCTGCTGGAATAAGGTCTACACTTGATGAATACTTTGCAGGAGAAAAAGTAAATAAGCTGGCTCAAAACATTCAGCAAGAAGAATCAGCCTACAATGCTGCTACTGCAAGGCCAGAAGTAACTCTCGAAGACAGGCTACCAAGATATGGCGGTGACTGGGCACTTGATCTTCTCAGTGATGAAAGCGAAGGAGTAAATACCCTCGGCAACTGGTTTAGAAATCTCAGAAGAAGAAATAATCCATCTTGGATGTATGAATAATTCAGTAACCGTGTCAAATATTGACTTTTCTGAAAGGATAATAAAATGCCTGCATCTCTTAGATCAGCATATACGAGTCTACTAACAGCACAGAGAAATGCTGAGAGGAAGGCAGAAGAGGATAAGCTGAAGCTATTGGTTAAACCTGAGGAATTGGATAAAATGGTGGCAGGATTAATGCAGCCATTTACTCCAAGCCCGAGGGCTACTAAGAAGACAAAGTATGCCTCTGATGTTGATGCACTGGAAGCGAGTATTCCTAATGATCATCCTATGAAAGGGGTTAGTAGAGAGCTCAGGGATAAGATGATTGTAGCTCTTCAAGACCCCAGGTTGCAGGGAGTTGACCCGGAGATTATTGCTAGTGAGTTGGGTAAGAGATCACTGGCAATGCCAACTGCTGATGGTAGGAGTAGACTGGAAGGGTCGTATTGGTATAAGAGGTTGGCGGATTCTGCTTGGTTTGGGATTGGGGGAGAAGATGAAGGTGTGAAGGCTCCCCCGGGTTATGAAGGCTGGGTGGGGCAGCAGCGGGAGGTTGAGAGTAAAGAAGCTGAAGCAATGCCGTGGATGCCTACGAAAGAGCAGATTGCAACTGGAGCAGGGATAGGTGCGGCAGCAGGTGCAGCTTTAGCATCTCCGATGGGAGTAACAGCAGGTGCTGGTGCGGTACTTGGTGGCGCTTCTGGTGCAGCTTATGAGGTTGTGCAACAGCCTTGGAGTAAGTTACTAGCTACTACTGAATGGGGTAAAGCCCGGATGCACTCAGGGAGTACTTGGGATAAGGTAAAAGTACTTGGTGCTGAGTTTGGCCCGACATTGATAGCTGGTGCTAAGATGGATCAGGCTCTTTTGAGAGGGTTTACTGTTGCGAGGAAAGCTACAGTTGAAGGACTGACTGCTATTCCTGTAGCAGAGAATGTCTTGAAGATGAATAAGCACCAGAAGGAAATGAAAAAGTTTGCGAAGGAGATTAATAAGAGGCATCTTGGAGTTAGCCCGGAGGTTAAGGGGAAGTATAGAAAGGTTGAAGATTTCTTTAAGAAAACCTTTGCAAAGAAACCGGATGAGGTTACTGAGAGAGCACTGGTTGAGTATGTAGGGCAGCATGGAACTGGTGCTCCTGATGAAGTGTTGCATCATCTAGCGAATCAGCAACGGTGGAGGGATATTGCATCAGGGAAGATTAGTTTAGCACAAGCTGAGAGGGAGATAGCTGAAAGGAGTATACCTTCTGGGCCAGCGGTGTTGCAGTTGCCGGAGCCGAAGAATTTTCTGCTGCCTGAGAGTACTGGTGGTAGACTTTTGGAACCCCCTGCCTGGATGCCAAAGGAACCCCTGCCGCCTAAGACAGCATTTAATAGATTAGAGGAAATGTTGTATGGTAAGAAGGGTGGAGTGCACTATACTCCTAAGCAAATTGAAAATATGGAGTTTGATGCCTGGGCTAAGAGAGCTAGGTGGTCTGAGACCTCAGAGGCTCCGCTTGCAGAGGGGAAAGATGTATCTGGTAGGACTGCTGCGCTTAAGAGATCTGCAGAGAGGGAGGCCGAAGATGAGGCCTTTAGGAACTGGGGCATTAGATCACAGAGGAGTTATGCCCAGACGTTTGTGGATATAAAGACTGACCCGGTTGCCGATAAGGTGAATAATGTCGTAGCTGGGAAGACGCGGAGAGGAAAGTTGACCACAGAACCTGGGACAGAAGTTCCTAAGGCCCCGCCGAAGAAGGCTCCGGATATGACATATCCACCTTGGATGAAGGGGCCGAAGAGGTTGAATAAGGGAGTAAGGAGTATAGTAAATGATGTTATAGATTCTGCTGATCCAGAGATGGAAGTAGGAGATATGGTTGATCTCTTGAAAAGCAAAGGGGTTTATGCTTACTTAGATGATGATGGGTTTGTAAGGATTAAAGGTATTTCTAGAAATGCTAAGCAAGCAGCTATTGATAAGAAAATAGCAGAGGATGTTATACAGAAATCTAATAGGTATGAAGATAACCTAGCCAACGAAATCAGTATGTCTACACTTGACTGGGATGGTGCACTAAAGCAGGGAGATGATGCAGTAAAGGCTTTTCAGAGAGGAGAGATTACTGGTAAGCAGGCTGTGGATAGAATAGAAGCTTCTGTTCAAGGAGCTAAGAATGGCGTGCAGTCTGGAGTGATTGCTAACCCGAATGTTGTAGCTGATTTAATGGATAGTGCAGATAAAGCTATTTCCTTTATTAATAGTAAGGCAGCACTCACTACGTTCTTTGCACTGGCTGGAGTAGGAGCTGCTGCGTTTCATATGTTCAGCCCGGATACCGCAGAGGCTAGTGTTGGGTCTTTAGTAGCCAGAGGAGCTAAAGCTATCACTGGTAAGATGGATGAGAAGATGGTTGGGCTTATGAAGCAGATGCAAGAAAAGTCCTTAATGGTTGAGAAAGTAACTACTGATGATGTAGTGCATATAGCTAAAGAGGGATTTCAAGTTGGACTAAAAGACTCTGACAAGGGCGGGCCATCTCAGATATTGAAACACGGTGAAAGGTGGATTAAGGATGCTACTGGAAAGTTAAAGTATAAGTTCTTTTCTCCTTACCAAGTTGGAGAGGTAGTACTTAATGTTAATGAAAATATGCTGAATAATCCGGCTGTCTGGAGAGCTTCTTATAGTATGGCAGAGTATAGGAATATCTGGAATGGGCAGAGAGTGTTTTATAATATTCTGAAACAGGCGGGGATTAAAGGAGATAGGAAAGCTCTTACAGAAATGTTTGAACCTCTGGTTCCTGGGATGAAGTCGCAAGTAGAATATGATCATGCTTTGTATATGCAGAAGATTCTTGAAAAAGCTAAGAAGAGGATTACTAATGGACAGGTATCTGGGAAGAAAGTAAAGAAATCTAAGTACGGAGATATTGAAGCAATAGATGGAAAGCTCGCAGAGTATAAGGCTCTGTCAGATAAGCTGGCCCCGGAGGTAAATAAGTTTCATCAAGATTACCAGAGGGTAGCTAGAGACGCAGCTGCAAAGTCACCTTCTGCGAAGTTGTTCTATGCTCTGGATGATACGCCAGAATTTGAGAAGTATCCCTTTCTGAGAGACATGAGGTTTACTCCGACAGAGGAAGCAGCTCTTGGACAGATGCGGGAGCAGTTGCTGGTGTATAAGCAGAGGTTGAAAGACTTAAAGGTTCCTACAATGGATGGGCCTTATGCACACTATGTCTTACACCCAAAGTATAATGCTAAAGAATATGAGTTGATGGCTGGGGATTTAACCAGAAATGCTTATAGCAAGTTCTACCGTAGAAGTCTCAACTCCCGGCCGATGGTTCCAGACATTGAAATGTCAACAGCAGAATATGTTTATGATATAGAGAAAAGAATACAGAATAAAACATTCTGGAAACAAGGATGGGATAAGGTAGAAAGGAAATATGGTGATAGGTATCCAGTAATTGGAGATATTTTCAGAAACCTGCGAGAGGGAATTGCTCCGCATGAGAGGTCACTTACTAATAAAGCGTTAAGGATGTATTATAATTTTGAAGTGCTGCACCATTTATTCCTGAATCCCTCCGCCGGGCTCAAGCATTTGTGTAAAATATCTGGCGACATTGCAACAAGAGGGCCGATTGAAGTTGCAAGGGGAATTAGTTATGGTGCTAAGAATGTTGGATGGAGAGTACAGGATTTGAATCCAACCGGAAAGAAAGCTCTTGCAACTCTTGGATTTAAAACCCCGCAGGGACAAGAGAAGTTCCTGAAAAATTACATGGACTCCATGATTCCAACTATGCACTATAGGCATAGGATGCTGGAGATGGGACTGATTTCAAGGGATGAGTATTTTGACTCTGCTGTGAAAATGTGGAATGAAGCAAAGAAAGCGGGAGGAAAAACGATGTCATTAGGTTCTGTATGGATTAGTACAGCAGAACTTTTTGACAGAGGAACTTCTGTTATGGTAGGGCTGAGACTTGCGGCTAAAAAGGGAATGACTGTTGAGCAGGCTTATTACTCTAACCTGGATTTGATTCTTAAAAACAATTTTCTAGGCAGAGAACAGAATCCCGCGTGGCTAAGGAATCCGAAATTCAGAGCACTGCTGATATTCCAGGCTACTCCATATAAGATTCTGGAAAGAAGGCTAA